GTTTTGTTTTGTTTTGTTTTGTTTTGTTAAGCCGATCCTTTTTTTATGTTCTCAATCTCATTATTGAGACGAATATTCTCTGCCAAAATGTGCCCCATGTCGATCGAAATCCCCTCTCCAGGAACTGGAATTATCGAGTAACTCTTGAGAGTGGCGATCTCTGACTCCAGAATCGCTATCCTGGCTTTATACGCCGCTTCCATCTTCGCGTAATCCTCTTTTCCTCCACACGGAATCGTGACGGGAACGCTCGAAGGCTTGGCCGTGATCTTCATGTGAGTCATCAACTTGCCATTATCAAAGCGAAAGCCGGTGGATGCGTCTCCCGGGTCACCACTCTTGATGACAATGCCACTCTGGCTCCGTGCAGCCTTCATTGTATTCACCGGAATCTTGTTTTCGTCGATTTCCACAAAGGCCGTTCTGAATGTAACTCCCGACGCCGACCGCATATGCACAATCTTCACACCTGTGGCGCGAACTTTCAAAACGCCCTCAGCAAATCGATAGATATGCGCCTCCGTCTGAATCTCTTGCGGAAGACAGGCGATGCGGAGAGTAGTATTAAGAACGGGAAGCGAAGACATTGTGTTGATTTCCAAAGAACTAAAATGTGAAAAAAGATCTTCAATTTTATGTATTTTTGCAAAAGGAATGCCTAACTTTTAATAATTACACCGATGAACATTTAAGTTCGCACGCAAAGCGTGCGTCTTAATTGATTTATCGGCAACGTTGCCTTTGAACGCTATCCGCACAAAGTGCGGATTATAATGTTCAAAGGTGTAAAAATCGCAAAAAAACAAGAAAATCCGAACATTTAAAAACACAATCTTGGACATTTTGTTTTGAAGACCCTAGAAAAAATAGAATCTGGACAAGAAAACCTTGTCCAAAATGAAAAAGTAGGATCCAGAATTTTACAAAAAAGTGAAAAATCTCAGGTTGCTCGATCATGCCGTCATTGCAAAAAATATAATTATTCGTTTGTGACCAACAGCTTTTTCGGATTCGGTGCGTCGCTAAGTCCAGGGGTAAAATCTTTAGCCATTATAGACTAAATAATGGCAAATATTTTACCCCAAAAAACCCCTACGTTCGAATGTGATACATGCCGCTTCATAACTGCTAATAAAAAAGATTACAATCGCCACGTCGCCACTGCAAAACATAAACGACTAATAGAATCGAGTAAAATGAAACAAGGTTTACCCATGCTCGAACATACGTGTCATTGTGGTAAATCCTACTTGCATCAATCGAGTTTATGCAAACACAAAACTAAATGTAAGGGTTCCGCTTTGGGAAAATCGGACGCCAAAGGATTCTTGGAAACCGAGTTGATTTACAAGTTATTGAATGATTTGACGATTTCACAGAATCAAAATGCCGAATATCAGAAGCAGATGATCGAGCTCATGAAGGAGAAGAATCTGTCGATCCCGAATATTACGAATAACACGACGAATAATATGCAGATCAACATCAACATGTTTTTGAATGAGTACTGTAAAGATGCAATAACCATTGAGGAATTTATCAAATCGATCCGGCCTTCGATCGAGGATGTTTTATATACAACAAAACGCGGCAATAAAGAGGGTATTTCCAAGATTTTGACGACCGCTCTTGGACAATTGGAAATCACAGAGAGGCCGTTACATTGTACGGATTTGAAGAGAAATACGACGTACGTGAAAGAGCCCGAGGGCTGGATCAAAGATAAAGATGATGCGCGCATGAAAAAGTTATGCTCTACAACACAACATGAATGCATAAAAACGGCGGCATCGATCTTATCGAAAAATCCCAAATACGCGGAAAGAGGCACAAAAGAATACGAAGATTCGATACAGTTAATGTCGGAAATGACGAAAGAACCGGAATATGAGACAATTACCAAATTGGTGAATGAATCGATCCATTTGGATAAAACCAAGATGAAAAACGCGATCGAAAGTAAATAGTTTTATGAGAAACTACATAAATAGAATGGTGGGTTCTATGTTGTGCCCCTTTAGCTTAGTGGTAGAGCACCAGTCTTGTAAACTGGAGGTCGCGAGTTCAATTCTCGCAGGGGGCTCATTTTATTGCATTTTTCTAATGCAATAAAAAATATACCAATATCTATATATGAGTGATCAATTTGATCAAAATTATATTGACGCCGCGTCTAAAAACCCAGACGCATTTTTATGGTACAGATTTACACCTTTGCACATTTAAAACGCCCATTTTAGAGGACAAAAATATACAAAAATGTAAAATCAATAGTATGAATTTCACCTATGGTACTCTCATGAAACCGTAAAAAAAATTGATTTCCTTTTATGTTTTGCCTATATAGTAAAAGAACCGAACCAAAATGAGAGAAAGCATTCTAAAATTGCCCGAGGAAATGGAGAACGAAATCAGAGAATATACTCTTACAAAGTCTATACGGTTAAGGATACTATTAGATAAATATCCATTAACTAACATGGACACTTTCTTCAAATGTTTCACAAAAGAACAATTAGATAGGGTATATAGATACGGTTGCGTTTCAAAAATTTTGAATTGGAATAATGGATATACTATGCACGTATCACAACCCATAATTAGTGAATTATTGAAAAATAATGCTGCGTGTTTTCAACTATTTACTCATAGTTGTTGGCCAGTAAGCAATTTTAATACTTACTGGGAAACACAAAATAAGAAAAAACAACCATCAAAACCAGAATATATTCGTAGAATTACAAAATTCTGTAGTTTTGCACTTGCGTTTTCGCAACAGACACAAAACGAAAAATTTATTTGCTTTTGTGAAAAGTTAGTTTATGATGTTGTGGTGGGTTCTTTGATTATGCGTAAAAATAAGTAAGAATGTTTCGCGTAACAATAGTTTATTTGTATTTTTTAACATAATAGGAAAGAGAAATATGTCCCCAAAAAATGTATCAATAAAATGGGCATTTTAAATGTGCAAAGGTGTAAAAACCCTACAGGATTTCCCATTATGCATAATATGAAAGCTGCAAATACAATTGTTAAACACAATAAAACGTCGAACACCGAACAAGACTTAGCAATAGAAAAAGAATTCACTGAAGCGCAAAAAAGATTGGAAAATGCACAAACTGAATTGACTGAAGCGCAAAAAAGATTGGAAAATGCACAAACTGAATTGACTGAAGCGCAAAAAAATATAGACGAAATAGAAAAAAAACCTCTTGTAATTGGCTCGAGTTACGATATTTACGATTCAACCGAAAAGTTGAAATGCGAGAATTGTAAATTAATTAAAAAATTAGAGCCAACGTCTACTGGTGGAAAAAGAGCAAAACAAAGACGCAAAACAAAGACGCAAAACAAAGACGCAAAACAAAGACGCAAAACAAATAATTTTTACATTTTTTTGAATGTAAAAATAAAATTATTACGCATTATAACGTATTCAAATCGCAGACAATATCTTTATAACCTTTGGTCGTTTTCTTACGTATAATCGTCGTTTTCGTTTCTTTCGAATGCTCGGCATCATGACATTTTGAGCAAACCGACATTAAATTTGCGGGATGGTTTTTATGAAATGTGCCAATAAATCCATTTTTGTCAGCGTCAACCTGCGGTGAAATGTGATGCGTTTCTTCACCCATGGTACTTTTGCATATCTCACAAAATCCTCTGATCTTGGCCTTATTATAGTTTGACGCTTTGTAATCTAATTCCGATTTTGCAAAATACTTGGACCGAATGGCATATGCATTTTCCAAGAATGCGTCGTCCAGATGCAGAGATTTGCATACTTCAAGGCCATACATGCGGTTTCCTGGACCATCCAAAAGTCGGCGATCATAGACCAAAGCATCCAATTCGCGATCATAAATAACAGACATATGTTTTAGAGCCAAAGTCTTAATATCCTTGATTTCGTCGAATGCGACGATTTCGTGGAAATGCGTGGCGAAAATGAAATTCGACTGTTTGGCAGAAAGATGTTGTATACCGGAAACGAAAATGCTGAGCGCGGACTCGGTTTCCGTTCCCGAACATAATTCGTCACCTAGAACCAAACTCCGATCATCGGCCATCTTCAAAATAACGCGTAGTTCCGACATTTCGACCGCAAACGTGGACAAACCTTTGAACAAATTATCGTTTCCTACAATTCTCGAAAAAATGGCTGTATAGGGCTTGAATAAGAATTTAGAGCAAGGCACGAATAGACCAGCTTGTGCCATTATTACGGCGACACCTAGCGCCCTGATTAGACTCGTTTTTCCGACCGCATTCGTCCCGTAAAGTAGAAAACCATTTGTGTCAATTCCAAGATCCACATCGTTCGGAACATATATTTCATTTTGTTGTATATGTTCGATCAAACAATGACGAAGCTTTTCGGCTTGGACGAACGAATGCTCGAAATCAGAAGAAATTGAGGGCCGACAATAATTATATTCTTTGGCCACATACGCCTTGCATTGTAAAACATCGAAATTAGAGATGAATTGGACAACAGATTCTATATTTTTAAACATATCTCGCTCTAATTCGTCCAAGATTTTGAAATAGGCGGCGACAATGCATTTTTGTAGCAACTCTTTTTTAATAAGCGTGTCTCGAATAATCTTGGACAAAACGGGGATTTCGATTTCATCGGCTGATCCAGAAGCGGATACGAATTTTATATCGGCGGACAAAATCTGAATATCGGTGTCGGGAATACTTATGGATTCGGTTTTCAAAAGAAGCGTCTTTAATATTTGGCCACGTTTCTTGGTAATCTGAAGCGATGTCCCCGATTTTTCGGTTTCATGCCGTTTTACGTATTCGGTTGTATCATCTAGTGCGCGTTTCTCGCCTTTGCGCATCACGGAATTCAAATAATCGTGGATTTTGTCAAATTTGAAGATATTCGATTCATAAAGGCTTAGAGCTTGGTCCAATTCTGAAGAAACTCCTGGTCGAATAAAACTTTCGTCGAAAGACGACATGGTATTCAGACCTCGACATTTATCCATGAAAAACCGTTGGTCCAAGAATTCTATGAGTACAGTTAGACAAGGTCCAATTGGTACAGAATTTGACAAATAGTCCATGAGTTTTTCATTTTCTGGTTTCTGATTCTCTGATAAAGACTCGGCTATTTCGCGCGCCTTGTTTATAGACTGATACAAATGGTGAATCGACGAAGGATAGATCTTTTTGACCAGGATCTGTCTCGAAATCTTCTCCAAATCGCGGATTTGACCGAGGGTTTTCCGGAAAGCGGAGATCCGCGAATCTTCTAGAAAAAGCCCCGTCATTTCGTATTCCTGGTTGAGCCAGGATTCATCGCTCGTCGGACTCACGATTTGATTATGAAATTTCCTTTTGCCCATCGCCGTGCAACATTTATTGAGAAAATCGGAAACGGATCCCATCACGCCCTTTTTTACAGAGGGATCGCCCAAGATATTCAGCTGTTTCAGAGTATGATTCGCCAACAAAACTTTATTACTACTCTGAAAACTAGGAACGGAGACTTTTTTCACCAGGTTCGGGTTTTGTTCTTGGACATAATTGAGTAAAAAGGAAAGGGATTGGGTGGCCGTAGGATACGCCGTGAACTCGGAACAAATATTCATAATATCCTTTTCATAGAACGTATCCAAGATATGCTGAATATACTTTTGTTGTTGGCATTTTGCTGCTCTGTCCGAGGATTCGATATTCACAAGATGAACAATCGGATTCTGAATGCCCGAGAATTGCAAAACCGACTTGATTTCATTGGCCGCTAGAGAGGAAACGAATAAAACTTCGCATGGATTATAGATGGAAATACATCTCTCTAGTTCATCGAAAGTAGTGGGAATGAATTCTAGCGGTTCTTGGAATTCGGTCAAAAATGACGCGCCGGTGTAGATATTGACCACGGATATTCCACAAGATAGGGTCTGCAACTTGGTCGATGATTTTGTAACAGGGTTATGTACATCAATCCAAATACACATGATATGATTTGTCATTTGACTTGAATTTTCGGTTTCGTAGGAGATAAACGTTCCCGACGAATGAACGGAATCTAGAACGCGTATAATTTGCTTGCCTTGCTTTTCTTGGACATAAACGACGGCGGTCATTCCGCCATCGGTTATTTTTTGAAGGTATTTATCCAGAGTATAATCTCGGAATCCGGCCATGTAGACTTGGCGACCTTCGAAAACGATCTTTTTTTCGGACACATTCAAATTACATAGTTGTGAAAATTCTGTGATTAGACTATCCTGGATTTCAGAACAATTGCTTCTCCTCCGCGACGCGTCGGAGAACGTCGTCTCATCTTTGACTGCGTCCTCGATGAGACTTGCGAATCCATAGACTTCGAAAAAGGCGCCGACCTGGAGCAAAACAACTGTGTTGTGTCCATATTTTTTTTGATATTCTTTAGTGAGTTTGATATATTCTGCGTAAATAGGGGGAACCGGGGGTTCTTCAGAAATCCGAAGGATTTCCAGACCCTTGCCCCCTCCC